CGAATGTACTGGTTGCCCAGGCATTCACCCAAGAGAGCACAACGAAGCTGAGAGGTGTGCCCATCGGACTCCCTCTGAGGAACGATCCTTCTCCGATCTTGTCACCAAGATCAGGGAAACTAAAGGTCGCTCCTCCCTCCAGTCCGAGGGATCGCAACGACATGGTCAAATCCGCAGGACGGATAAGACCACGCGCTGCGAGCCCTTCGATGACTACCCGGACTGCCGCGTGGGAGAGACCATCCGTGGCCTTGGACAAGTCCAAGGACGCAAATCGTCTCCCTTCGCGGTAGTGCATTCCGCCGGGAATCTTACGGGACTCGCCGTCGATACACCAGTGGCCAGGAGCCAACCGGCGCAACGACGAACGGGTCCAGCTTCCTTCAACAAAGGTCAAGCAATCGGGAACCCCAACCACCCGAACTTTGTATCCAGGAGCTCTGAGCGCGGTTGCCTTCATGCCAAAGGGTTTCCCCTGAGACCTGAGGTACAGCAACCCCGCGCAGCGATAAGATTCCCTAAGGTCTGCAGCAACTCCGACACATGGCCGCAGGACCACCGACGCCTTCCTAAGACAGAAGCCGCCGAGAGAGTCCCCAGCGTAGGCGTGGAAGGATGCCTGGGTCGCCCCAGCCTCCTCGCACATGTGCCCGAGATGCTCCAGGTAGCCATCGATCCCGCCCTGAGTGGCAGGCCACTCAAGACAGGACGAACTGGAAGAGGGAAGCCGCCTAGGATGACGGAGGACCCCGTTGCCACTCACGCCGAGCGCGAGGGCAACGAAGCTCCGAAGGGAATCCAAGGCGGCAACCGATGTGGGAAACTCTGCGCTCGCCATCAACTTGGCTGCTTGAAGGTGCCTGACGCACTCCCGGAGGGGAGGCTCAGGCAACGACCTCGAGAGCCGAGTAAAGGCGAAACCATCCTCGGGCCGGCGCACTGCCAGGCGGCAGAATGTGTCGACGACATCCTTCCGGATGTTGCACGGCACATTCTTCCACCTTTTAGAATGCAGGGCCGACCCGCGGACGTTGTGGCAAAGCGCTTTCAACTCTTTGACGGTGAAGGCCAGCCCCCGGGAGGGGACTGTCTTAACCACCCAAGAGTGAAGGTGCCAAGCCACACGCAGAGAATCCCAGCCAGACAGGACAAGACCGCTCCAACAGGTTGTCCAGACCTGTTGGAGTGGAGACATATCGCCTCCGCGGTGCCGGTGGGCACGTGCTCCCTTACGGGAGGGCGTGCCCGACTGCTCCGTCGGAAGGCTCTTTACAAGTAGCGTGAGCCGCTTGTAGGTGTTCCTTTCGAG